GAGACTCCTGTTCGGTGGTCTCACGGATCAGACTAGAAGTCACTAGGGATCCATGCATCGCGCTGAACAGAGCACCGCCAAAGACACCAGCCACTCCCAGCATGTGAAAGGGATGCATCAGAATGTTGTGCTCTGCTTGGAACACCAACATGAAATTGAATGTTCCCGAAATGCCAAGTGGCATACCATCCGAGAAGGAACCCTGTCCAAATGGATACACCAAGAAGACTGCAGAAGCTGCTGCAACTGGTGCGCTGTAAGCGACGAAGATCCATGGTCTCATTCCTAGTCGATAGCTAAGTTCCCATTCTCTTCCCATGTAAGAAAAGATACCAATGAGGAAGTGGAAAACTGTGAGCTGGTACGGACCCCCGTTGTAGAGCCATTCATCAAGTGAACCAGCTTCCCAAATTGGGTAGAGGTGTAGTCCGATGGCATTGCTGCTTGGTACGACGGCGGCAGATATGATGTTGTTTCCATAGAGGAAACTTCCTGCCACGGGTTCTCTGATTCCATCGATGTCTACGGGAGGAGCGGCGATAATCGCCATTACAAAGCAAGTGGTAGCTGCTAGAAGAGCTGGGATCATCAACACTCCAAACCAACCAACGTACAGTCGGTTGTTAGTAGAGGTGACCCACTCGCAGAAGAGATCCCATTGAGATTTATTCTGTTGTGTTAGTACTGCGGTCATTAGCTGTTAAGTATGTTTCCTGCCCACCCACCGCAGTTAGTTAGGTGAAGCGTGTTGCGCTTGTCGTTTGGGTACGAGCTTTATAAGCTTGGTAGTTATCCTCACCACCAGTACTAGGGATAGGTGTTGACTCTCCAGTGTTGACCTTCCCATTAGCATCAGTAGTTACCTGAGCTTCAGTCCGTTGAGGAACATCAGGCTGAGGTGGCGTAGGTTGTGGCTTATACTTATCACCATTAGGTTTTGGAGTCTGATTAATAACAGGCGTCGAAGGTGTTGCACTACCACCAGTAGGTGAAGCAGCATTAGCTACTGCTTTACCAACTTTCATAGCAGCCATTGCACCAGCCATTACAGCGAGAGGAATTGGCATGATTAAGAGTAAGCTTTGTTTCCTTTAGATTGATACGATTTGATGGTCATACCGTTACCAGGTAAACCACCTGCAGCAGCCATCACTGCTTGAGACTTTTGCTTAGCCTTTTTGTTCAATGCTTTCTTAGATTGCTTTTTCATTTAGTACATAAGATCATTTGAACGTCCTAACTTCTCCATCACATCTTGACGATATGCTGGATCGTTGTCATAGCGAGGGTCTTGCATTGCAGCAACAACCTCTGCTTGGCTACGGAAAGTAGACACACGGCTAGGTGCATCACCACCAGTGATGAAGTCCTGCGAATCCCAACCTGCAGTCTCTGCCATGCGGAAAGCCAAAGCTTGTACAGCAAAGAAACATGCAGCGTGGTCACCCTTCTGCATCACAGAATCATAGAGTTGCTGTGATCCTTCATCCAGGTTGGTGCTAGCCCAACGCATCATCTCTCCGTAACGATCCTCACCTCCAACCAATTCATAGAGCTGACTAGTTTCTTCCTGAGTCAACTCTCGTGCTTCACTTTGATTAGCTTCAGCACGTAGTTCGAGATAAGCTTGAGCGATTTCAACAGGGTCAGACTCACGTAGTTTGTTTAGTGTGTCTTCAGTCCACTCAGTCTGAGCTTCCTGCCACAAGGTATCCAGAAGATCTACTTCAGGGTCCTGTGCTTCTTCCTGTTGTTCTTGTACTTCTTCCTGTTGAGGTTGCTCACCTTGACTGAATTTCTGTTGGAGTTCAACATAAGCTTTCTCAAGTTCCTCAGCAGATTCATACTTACCAGCAAGCAGCTGTTGCTGCTCCTGTTCCATCTGTTCACCGACCTGGATGGAGTTTAGTTCTTCTTCACTGAACTCAGGTTGTCCCTGATCAGGCTGATAGGTCAGAGTTGTCATATGCTGTCGTTGTTTGTACGGTACCAAGACCCACTTCAGTTACATATCCAGTTGAACGACCAAGCGTGGGTGTACCTGCTTTAGGTTTCTTGGCGTATTTATTACCAGAGTTAGCAAGGTAGCGCCTGTCTCTGACAGACAACTCCTTCACCTCTTCAGGTTCAACGGATGGTTGGAGATGCTCAGCCTTCTCTACAGGTTTGGGAGTCGGCTGCTTACGTGCACGCGTCTTACGCGTTGGTTTGGTTTCCTGCATTTGCTTGTTGTTCGTTAGCTTGGAACTGGCTTGCTTGTTTAGTCAGTGCAAGTTGTTGATCAGCTTCAAGTTGTTGTTGTTGATCTTGTTGCTGCTGACCTTGTACCTCTTCCTGAGACTTGATCAGTCCAAGGACATCGATACCTTGTGCAGTTGCCAGTCGTTTGACTACCTCTTCAGGATTAATGTAAGTCTGAATAGCTTCAGGACCCATCGTCTGAGAGATGGTAGTAAGGAATTGAGTAAGAGTCTCGGCATCCTGTCCTCTACCTAGTGCGTTAACACCTGCTACAACAGTAGGTCTAACGAGATCATTAGGTAGCTTAGGGATTGCTCCAGACTTCTGCATTACTGCAAGCTTACGGTTGAGGTAAGGAACCAGGAACTCAACAGTCAGCAGACTGAACAGTCCACCTAGTTGTTTCTCCAGTTCACCTTGTGTCATCCGTACTTCCTCAGCAGTCGTACGTTCAGAATCACGTACGTTCATGACAAGGAATGCTTCACTCAATCTCTTCTCAAAGATGGTTGCTTGTTCCATAGCAGTACGGAAGTCAGCTGTCTTACCAACCTGAACAACGCCAATGTCATCAGGTCTACCCTGAACGATGGCACCGTTACCAGCTTGAGCTAGGACAGCAGGTTTAGTAGTGCTGCTAGGTGACACAGTGAAGACAACTTTAGCTGCTGCTGCAGAGCCTTCTACCAATGCTTGAGAGAGTGCTTCGAGAGACTTCAGGTCTCCCAGGAATTCCTCACATCGACCACGACCATAGGCTTCACCGTCAACAGTGTTGAAACGGAGAGGTAGCCAAGGGTTCTGATCAAGAGGAGCCTTACCGTAACTGGTAGGGATAATCTTTTCGTAGACTTCCTGATACCAGATAACTTTATTACCCTGTCGTTTGACGTGAGTGTAGATCTCTACTTCCTCACCTTTGTAGTCACTTGACTTGTCATCACCGACACGTTGATCTTTCTCTTGTAGATCTTTGGGTAAAAATTTTTCGATCAATTTTTTATTGACCTTTTCTTTGGTCACGATCTCTGTCACGTTACCGTTGCCATCACGGCATACGACATAACGATTCAAAGGATACATCTTTAACTGATCCTTGTTCATAAAGATCAGTGCATTACCAGCAACTACTAAGTGCTTGAGTGCTTGGTGGACAACAACGCGATCATCAGAAGCAGCAATGCTCTCCATGATGGTGCGTTCAACTTTGGCAAAGCTTTGCTCTAGTTCCGTAAGGACACCAGGCTGGCTTTGAATCATCTCAGGTGGAAGCTTACTCTCATCAATCTGTAGCTTGAAGAAAGTAGTTTGAGGTGGTAGTAGTGCGAGCATCAGTTTAGATGCTAGGGTTACGACACCCTTAGCTCCAACTGATTGCCACGGAGTAGGTAATACTTTTGCACCCTTCTGATAATCTTCCTCTTTACGAATGAGATAAGGAAGAGTAAGGCGACCAGCTTCCCATGCTTTATCTAGGAACTGTGATCGGTCACCTTGGAGTACATCATACCTTTGTCTAGCGGTCATCTTCTAAACGCCTTTGATAATTTTTTTGGTGGCTTTTGACCAGGTGCTAGTACACCTTGAAAAGGTGGTTCTGGTTTAGGGAGGGAACCTTTAAATGCTGAGTCTTTCGGCTTTACAGGTGTACCACCCACGGGTCCTAGATCAGGACTAGTTTTAGAATTATTTTTTCTAGGGATCTTACCTTTGAAGTTCTTATTAGGACTTCTAGTTTTCTTGACAGCTTCCTTTAGATCAGGACTAACATGTTGATCAGTTTTGCTGACAGTATCTTTCAGTTGTTGAGGTACTTTAGAAGAGAGAGACAGGTTACTTAACCTTGAAGCTCTACCACTGTTACCTTGCTTAGCTCGCTGACGAATAGATTTATCACCGTAGTTAGTGTTCTTAGGGTTCCAGCCCTTGTCTTTGTATATGGACTTACCATCAGCTTCATACCTATAGCTCTTACCACCAAGACCACTAGGGTTATCAACTCGTGTGCGAGTGATACCACCAGGTAGTTTTATGGTTGGCATCGTAGGTGCTTCAGGTCGATCAGGTAGATCATTGTCAGGTCGATACTTCTTAGAGATGTATCGTTCGTTAGCCTCCTCGATAGTCAGCTTACCTTGATTCTTCCCTTTGTTATCCTTACGACTAGCACCATCAATAAGAAGAGGATTAGGTTTAG